CATTGGTGGGACGGATATAGAGGTGAAGACACTGTGCTCATTGAAGAATGGGAACTCACAAGTGGGAAATACTTGGGTCACCACCTCAAGATTTGGGCCGATAGGTACCCCTTTGCCCCAGAGATCAAAGGGTCCCACTTACCTAAGCAACGACCAAAGAGAATCATTATCACAAGCAACTACTCCATTGACGAGTGCTTTGGAGTCGACGTCGACAGACAGCTCAACCTGGCAATCAGACGACGATTTCGAGAAGTGGAGTTTCCAATCATGGCCCAGCACCCCGTAGAAGACTTCAGTTAGGCCTCGGACTTAGGGGTTTAGGGTTTAATGCAGTAGAGTAAAGCCGCCAAAAAAATTTGTTTTAAAAAAGGCCGTCCGCAGGACTTAATGGACTATCGAGTGTCCACCGCTATCCCTAGGCAGTATTACCTAGGGATAGCGCTAGACCGGACCGAGTCCGGTCTATAAAAGACATGGCGCGCCGCAGGCGCGCCCATGAATGTCGCTCAGCGAACGCGCACAAAGGGCGTTGAGTTACTTTCAGTTACCTGTGCCTTACAAAGTCCCCGATCATTTAGGAGGACTACGCGTTCGAATGAGCAAGAAAGCCAAGACGGAGAAGGGAGCTATGGCGACCGGAGGCAACAGCGCGCGAGCGTTGCGTCTTGCCACCAGGAATCGCTATGGCAACGAGCAGTTCAAAATTCGTTACCCAACGCATTACCAATACTGTTTGCGATTACTGACGTTTACGACAGGACAGGTAGTGAGTCAGAATGATATTCCTGGCACCGGAGCGCCAGCGACGCCTACGACGGACACTGCAGTCACCCTTGGGTATGATGTGCGCCCCGAAGGGGGCGCACAACCGTATCACAAGTTGAATCCGCGCACCGCGGATTCTGCGACGAATGGAGAAATGTCATTGAACAGTTGTGGACTTTATTGGGTGTGGGCAGAGCATTTGCCTGACGCCACATGCCCTTGGTTGGAGACTTATTTTGCGTTCAAATTGGACGCGCAAGGATTCAATCTGTGCGATCCAACGCATTTTGCGAATGGTTGCACACAGTACGAGTACGTGAAGCAGGGTCCTTACTGCGCCACATTCGTGTGGCCTGACATGCCGATTCAAAAATCAGGCCCAGTCCGTCGTTATTACAACATCACACAGCCGACTTTCAGCACAGACACGAACACGGGAACGTTGTCGTCGTATGCTCCTGCTCACATGGAGGAGAGAGGCATTGGTGTTTGGGAAATGATCATCATTCCACCTCGCAAATACAAGAGTGTGAACATTGACATCATTTGCGACCAAGACGGATGGGATAGACTGATTGACATGGGCTTTAAGCCCAGACCCGCGCAGCGGGTCACGAAGATCTATTGTTCGAATTCTGGTTTGGATCAAGATTCAGCTGATGCTGCGCTTTCAATTTTGGAGCAGGCTGCTGTTCGCGACTACAATGATGCCACGAAGTTCAATGTCGGAGACATGAAGCAGTACAAGATGCGTTATTTGGACACTGAAGACGTGTGCCAGTATTGGTGGTCTACAGTTCAGAATGACCCCAACATGAGCTTTACAAGGTACCCACAACTGGATGGCCAGAATGACACGTTGAAGAGACAGGGATACCCGTGTGTCCCTTTCGGCTCAGCGGTTGTGTTTCGTTGCAGGCAGTTTGCCCCAGTTCAACAGACAGTGACAGAGGAAATGTCAGTACCAGTTGTCACGACAACGCAAACATGCATCAGGCAGACGATTCCATTGGACATTTATTTGGACAGTGTGACATCCTTCAAGAGCCCTGTCAAGGGACAATTTGACCTTGACTTACCTTTCACCAACCCGGCGTCGTTGGCGCCTTAGTAAATCAATCTCTGTAAGCTTTTTTCTTGTAAACGCCGCTGTAGTAGCTGTTTTTGCTCCGAAGAGATGCGAGGTAGCCTGCCCTGCCGCCTTGGTACCGTGAGTACACTTTTTTCTTCTTTGCGGCAGTTCGTTTCCGAGAGAGAAAGCCCCGAATGAGTGCTTGGATTTTGGTTGCGGATTTGGTTCTTTTCCGCATAGCACGGAATCGTTTTCGTGGACCGTAGGGCATTTTCACGCATTACACGCAAGTGTACACCTTTTCGGCTTAAATACTAAAATTTTAGGTCCAGTCCAAGGGTCCGACCAGTAGGTATATATATGCATAACGCTGGACTTTGCAGTGTGTACACTTGGTCGAGTGGTACGCGGGTGTGAAAGAGTCACAGAACCCGGTAACACAGTAGTTCGAGCGCTGCTCGTGTCAGAAATTTTCTCCTACTAACAAACAGAAAAAAATGGAAGCCCAAAATTTAGGGGTCAGCAAAAATTTCCAAGTCGCCGATAACAGTGGACGTCAAGGTGGGTGGCAGTGCCCAATCAAGTTCGGCTCCCCCGAGGATTGGCTTCTCCGCAGATGCCTTGAGGGATACAAGCCAGCCCCTGACGTGATCTTCGTGGCGCACTACGCTGCGACCACGCGTGAGAATCCTGTGCAGATTGACTAATAAACAATGCAGGAAGCCGTGCCCGGCATTGGGTGTTCACACTGAACAACCCCAATTGCATGGAGAACACTGGCTCTTTTCTTCCCGAGGACGCCGAGTACTATGTGTTTGGAAGAGAAGTCGGAGAAAGCGGAACGCCCCACCTTCAAGGGTACATTTGTCTGAAAGAGAAGAAGGCTTTAGCCTGGATGAAGAAGCACATTCACCCGCATTGCCATTGGGAGATTGCTCGAGGCACGCCGCAGCAGGCCGCCGATTACTGCAAGAAGGACGGAGACTTCGTGGAAGTGGGCGAGTTGCCTCAGTCCAACGGAAGCGCCGGAGGCGCAGGTAACAAAAGACGTTGGGTAGAAGCCTTTGAGAATGCAAAGTTAGGCAAGTTTGATGAAATCGACCCACAGATTCGGATCATGTATCATCGGACTCTGAAACAGATCAATGTGGACCACTTGTTAGAACACGCACCGTTGGATGGCGAGCTTGAAAATCTATGGTATCATGGCCCCCCCGGCAGTGGCAAGAGCCGGCACGCACGTGAGCAACACAATGACATATACCTTAAGGCACTCAATCATTGGTGGGACGGATATAGAGGTGAAGACACTGTGCTCATTGAAGAATGGGAACTCACAAGTGGGAAATACTTGGGTCACCACCTCAAGATTTGGGCCGATAGGTACCCCTTTGCCCCAG